ATTGAACACAAAGCTCTTGACCCCAAATAGTAGCTGTTCCATTCATAAACTTTGCACCGACTGTTGTATCAGGTGAAGTCAAAGAAGGGATCGAGGCATTGTCAAGGTCTGTAATACCTGAAAATTTACCTTTAAAATCATAATTTACTTTTAAAGGTGATCCAACTCCTTCGGCTGAAATAGTCATATTACCCATAACGCCAGCAGTTGAAGACTGTAAACCCACAGGAGTACCATCATCCGAAATACCGATTTTATGAAATGTACTTGTTTGCTTATCACCACTTTGTAAAGGCTCGTATCCATATCCAAAGCCTGCATAAGAAGTACCAACCAAACCACAAGACTCAGCTAATTTACCCCATTTAGGTGGTGAGTCAAGCCCTGCATCCGCAGAGGCCACCTTAGTCATAGTTGTAAACGTAGCACCTTTAATACCACTTATGGCTATATCTTCACCATAATCACCTGTTACATATTTAGAGTCTTCATCACCACCTTGAATATCAGGTGTGAATTCAGGTTCTCTCATTCTAACGTCAAAATCACTTGAGGTAATTGTTTCGGGTACACCTGCTATGGACTCCCTTTTAGCTATCATCTCTGTTTTAACAATATTAAAAGCCATTTTATTATCCTTTTTTTTAGCAAGCGATTTGAGTTGGGTCAAGTCTATCTTGCGAGTATTGTAATCTAAATTTAAAAATTCTTTTTTCGGGTGTAAAAATATCATTCGAATCAAAGTATTGAGTTTCACTACCCATGTATAAAAACATATCTGCACCTGCTATACCAAGGGGGGAACCTTGTTGACCACTATCGGCAAATAGTTTTTTTAGGTCATCCTCTGCTAAGTCTAGCTGATCTTCATTGATTCTTTGTGGGTCATATTCTGAATTATCGTTACAAGTCCATAAAGTAATCTCGGTTTCAGCTTCATTTGTATATGAATTAAAAGCTGTTTGACCACTATCAAAGTCTAGGTTTACTTCATTAATAATTCTAACATAAAAATTTGGGAACGTGGCATGAGCTAAATCTCTCTCATTTGAGTAGTCTTCAAAGTTATAACCCTGAGCTATTGTAATACCCTTTATAGCGTTTTCTATTGCATTCCGTATATTTGTCTTAATAGGCATTTAATTAGCTCCTAAACATATCAAAAGAATGGCTGTGCCTATCTGTAAGGTCTTTGACCTCTTGGATGATCATTTCTTTAGTGAGCATAGAAGAATAGTACTTAGCTTTCTCCATGTAGTAATTTACCTTATTTTGATATTTATCAATCTCAAAGGCTTCATTGTTATTCACGTTTGCTACATCACCGAATAATTCAATATAAACTTTTGAAAGTCCGTATTGTTTAAGCTCGATTACCATAGGTGTAGCAATATCACTAGAGTCTAAAACACCTTTAGCTTGAGCAAGTGAAATTATATACTGATCTCCAAGGTCTAAATAGTAATCTAAATCCGTATTTGAATCCGTTTTAAATCTATCTGCAACTTTGTCTGTAATATCGTCTTGAGTTAAAAATGGCATTTTAAAACTTCCTATTTGCTTTATCTATTGCTAATTCCCAATTAACCATTATCTGAGCTTTGTTATTATTTATGCCTTTGTCTATAAATGGATCTGGACTCCAACTTTTAAAGCCTTCATGAATATATTTTCCGTATTTAGTACCAAGTCTTTCACCTTCATCATGTAGAACTAGTTCAACATAAGCAGAAGCCATTGAATCCTTTGATGACCCTATAAGTCTTTGATCAGATATTCTACCCATCTTAACTCTATCAACTCGACCACTCTCATATCCAACACCACCATAACCACGAATAGAGCCTACTAACTTTCTTGATCTAGTAGTGAACCTATGATTTTGACGTGCATAATCTTGAACTAAAGAAGCTGACTTTTTAGAACCTTTACGCAACTGCGTAACAAGGTCTTTAGGATATTCCTTTAAAGCCTTCTCAAAATCACTGCCATCAAACTTAAATTCAACGTCCATTATTCTAAGTTCTTTTTTGGTCGTCCACGTTTTTTAACTTTTGGCTTTTCGGTGTCGTGTCCTTTAGGCTCATCATTAACCCCACCAAGATAATATTTAGTCCAAAAAGAAATAATATATTCATCTTCAGTCTCAAAAATTCCATTTACAAACTTAAATAAACGCTTCTTTTTGATGTGGTCAAAAATTATCGTTCCATCCGTTTGTTTTTCTAATCGTTTAATAATCATAAAAATAAAAAGCGAGGACCCCGAAAGGTCCCCTTAGTTGAATTAAGTAGTTGGAAGGTTATTGATTTTACCATGGAAAACTTCGTGTCCATAGTCCATACCAAACTGACCATAAAGCTGAGTTTTAGAAGATGCACCATCCTTAGCAAGCTCCTCAACGTAAATAGCCTCACCCATAGTTGGGAGAACCGCTAGTGAACATTTAGAAACGTCTACGATTAGAATCTCATCCGTAGCAACTTGAGGAGCATACTGTACCGCAAGCATACCGAAATCAGTTGCAATAGTATCAACCGCAACACCACCGATATTAAATGAACGCTCTTGAAGTACAAACAACTCAGATAGAGCTTGTTTATATTCAGCATTCACCATAATAGCACACTGACCATTATCAAGTTCTGCACCGTTTTCAGCCATTGAGCGAGTCAATGAATTAAACATTGCTTTGTCAAGTCCTGCTGTACCATCTACAACGTTTGAAGTCATAGCAGTTGATACGCCACGTGTACCAGATGCAGTGCCTGAAGTAGTCCATTTAGTGTAAGCACCATTGAACATAGTAAACTCAAGGTTCTTAGCCATTTGGCGTAGATTACGCTCAATTTGAGCAGATTCTTTATCAGATACATTCTGATTACCTGCCCAATTTGGAACACCTGCGAGAGTTGAAATATCAGACGCATTAGCGTAAGAAACCTCAGCAACACGTTGAAAAATCTGAATTGCATTTTCATCTTGAGTTTGTGCAAATGTTGAAGGTGTAGCACCACTTACAGAAGCATCTTCTGAAATAGTAGGCTGAGATGCTGTGTCAAGTACATAGTTAGTATTAAGAGCAAAGTTCACTCCTGATACTGGTCTAGCACCGTTTGTACCACCAACCATATTTAGAAATGGTGTAGCGTTTTGACCGATTTCGAATAGTACCCCAAGATAATTAGGGTTATTTTGAGTTGTTCCATTTCCTGCAATAGACATGGTTTATTCTCCTTTTTGTTGTTTTCTCATGCTAGAAATCACGTTTTTATAATTCCGTGTTTCTCTAGCTTGTTTCATCATAGAATTTATATCAGAATTAGGAGTAAAAGAACCTTGACTATTTGAGAAGCCTGAACCACCCTTAGCAGGATTTTTAAACATCTTTTTATTTGATTCTTGGAACGAATCCAAAACACTATCCAAAGATGTAGATTTATCACCCATTAAAAGGTCACTTCCGTTAATACCTGTAAACCCATTTTGAGTTTTAAGTAGCAACATAGCAGACTCAAGAAAATCAGAATCGATATTCCTTTTTCCTAATCCGTTTTTAATTGTGTCATCAATACGCAAACTTAGAGCTTCATTTTCAGCTTTTTCTTTAGCTAACTTCTGATTTGTAAGATCATCTTTCAAAACACTAAATTCGTGTTGAAGTTTCTCTAAATCAGTCATTTTATCAAATGCCTCTTGCTCTTTTGCCTTAATCAATTCTTGAGCTTTTGAAGTGATATCTTCACCCTCTTTTACGCCTACTAGCGAACCAAGAGCATTTAGAGTACTTTCCATTTTCTCATAATTTGAATTTAAGGTGTCAAATTTTGATTTTAGATCTCTTTTTTCTTCTAAGATCTGATCTCTATTCTGTTTAATTGCCTCTAAATCTTCGCTACTGCTTTGATTAGGCTTTGTTTCCGTATTTTCACTCACTGAGTGACCTCCAAGGATTTATTAACATTCGTTAGTAGATTGTGAATAATGTATCAACAACCTATTAACAAATATAACATTTTTTTATTTCCAAGTAAAAAACAAAAAAACCACCCTAAATAAATAAGGTGGTTTTTGGTCTTCACTAAATCCAAGGGAGAATGGATGTTGTAAATATAACTATTTTATTGTGTAAGTTGCTGGGCAGTATGTTGAAAACTTTAAAACGTAGATTTCACCACTAAAAGACTTATAAACCCCTCTATAACCTCCTAGCTCGATATCACAAGATAAAAGGTTTAGCATAGTGTAGCTATACCCCTGAGATACAAGGGCAAGCAATAATATTACTTTTTTCATTGAAAATGCTCCTTTACTTGAGCCATTTTTAAGGCTAATTCTTCATTATCTAATCGGCCCTCTAGGAAGTAAATAAAGTCCTCTCTTTTTAGATTAGCCGATTTTATGAGTGCAATAGATTGTTTGAGGGCTTTGATTTTGCCCTCTATATACTGTGGATTATTCATTTTGTACGCTCCTTCCATTTTTTTACATCTTCAATAGTTTTATCAGCTTGCTCTAAAACCCACTGACATTCATCTAAAGTAGCTTCTTCAAATTCGTGTTCGCAAAGCTCTTCATTCCAAGTTACTTTGTTAATAGCATCCTCACAAATTTGGTAATTAGCTACCCAATACTCATTGATTTCACCTTTGTGCAAAATAAACTCATTGTCGTTATTCTCTAGCATATCTTTAACTAAAACAAAATATGCTTGTTTAGACTCATCTTCACCCAACTCTATTAGGTCTAAATCATCATCCCAACCACTAACAGAAAAAACTCCATCTTCCTTCCAAACGTACTCGGTATTGCCATCAAATACTTGGTAATAATATTCATCGTTTAGTTGGTTTCTATCATAACCATTACTAGGTGACTCATCGTAGTAATTATGGCTTGACCATCTTTGACTTGGTGTGTTAATCATTTTGTACCTTCCTTTTTGATTCTTATCTAAATATAATAAAAATTTATTCTAATAAACAACTAAAAAAGGGATTTTTTTACGATCCCTTGATAAATTTAGATTTTATGGCTTTATCAAACCTAGATTGTATAGAAGAAAGATTAGAATCTAATATAATTGATTTGTCCCAATTTTCACCATTCCTAAAAGCATCTCCCCTCTCCCTTGATCCCAATATTTCATTTTGTTTTTTAGTTGATAGCTTATTTACAAAATCATTACCACCTTTAACGTAACTAAAATCCCTCATATCGAGTTCATCATCTACAACCTCTGTAAAATAACATATGCAGTTAGGGTGTGCAGGCATTGGGGGAAGTTTGTTTTTAGGAAATACCCCAACGCCTAACCCATGGTCTGCTTTTGCGTGTATATCGCAAATATCTGTTATATCGTGGCTTGCATCTAGCCTCCACCTGTAAGCTGTCACATCGTCATCGTCTTGACTCATTGCCAAAAATGTATCAATTTGTGCCCTAGCAGTTTCCGTTCTAGCTATTCGCCTCGATATATACCTGGCTTTGGTTTTAACCATGTTCTCAACCGATTTTTCAAAGCTCTCTATGTTCTTACCTCGAACCGATTTAATAAACCTCTCATAAGCTCTCTTAGTCTCTGAGCTAGGGTAGTTCATTTCTGCTAAATCTTTTATCTCACGTTCTAATGCCCTTAAATCCTTTTCATAATCCTTTTCAAAACCAAGTGAACGAATATCTTGAGTCATTCGCCTAACTCGTTTACGCAAAAACTTCTCATCCACTTGACCACTTTTAGTAATATGAGCATTGATCTTTTTTAAGTTTTGATCGTAGTTTGAAGTATACTCAAGGTCAATTTTAATAGCCTTTGCCATGTATCGCCTTGTAGATGTATTTGCTCTTTTATTTCTATTTCTTAGGTCAACTTGATCAGAAGCCCACGCAACATCATTAATAGCACCTCTTAAAGCCCTTTCATCTATAATAGCCTCAGGGTCTTTAGATTTAGCTTTGATTATAGCACCTTCAACCGCATTATCTACAACTGAGTTAGATATTTTAGGCTCAATATCAAATTCAGACCATCCTTTATCAATAATTTGTTTAATGGTTCTTTTACCTAGCTTTTTTAGGTTATCCAATAACCAAGGGATAAAAGGAGCAACTGCTTTACCATACTTTATGTCAAAGGTACGAACTAAACTAGAAATCTCTTGATTTATGCTTTTACTCAACATAGTTTAACCAATTCTCCGTTTTTATATAGGTAAATTTATAAAAATAATGAATAGGAGTATTTGAAGGGTTATTAGCTCAATTATATTCATCTTTTAACCAATCCGCATTTACTACACTTTTGATATAACCCCCAACCCTCATGGCAATTTAATACAAAGTGGTGTTTACATATTATCATTTTAAATATTTTTTTAATCATCACTAAACTCATTTGGCCCACCTATCTTAGTTGAAATTATCTTAGCTTTTAATAGTTTAAGCCCTTGCTCAAATTCCTCTTGAGCTTCTTCTTCGCTCATAGCCTCTCCAAGGGGTATCTCGTAGTATCTTTGATGTGGTTCACTCATTCTTCTACCTCCTCTTCAAATCTTTTTCTTTCTCTGAGATATTCTTTCATCTCAGTAGGCATAACACCCTGCTCTAGCATTTTAATAACATGGTCGATAGCTTTTAAATAACCTTTTGTATAAATTTCGTCTGTACTCATTTTAAACCTTCCTTTTTAAATCTTATTTGAATATAACAATTAATTATTCTATTTGCAATTAAAAAAGAGGATTATTTTACAAATCCCCTAAAAAGTTAGAATTGTGTATCTATCTCTAATTGCCTTTGAGCTTGTTCTCTCTCTTGAGCTATATCATCTAAAAATTGGTCTTTTTCCTCTTCATCACCAAATTTCAACATTGCCTCTGCTAGATCTTGCTCCAATTTAGTGTATAAAGTTGAGCTAATCTTAGTAGCATCCAAACTGTTAAATCTATCGATTCTTTCAGTCAAAGTAGACACCCCAAAGTCCTCAGAATACAAAACAATGTAGTCATAGTCATAGCCTACGAACTCTCCAAAGATCATCATTAGCTTTTCTTCTGATTGCTCTATTTGATACTTAAAAGTACCCAAAAGGTCATTTAAACGTGCTCTATCAATCTCCTTAGATTCGGCCGATTGTTGAAACCTTTGAAGATGACTCACTACCCCTGCTTGATACATCATATTAACTAAGCTAGATTCAAGATCCATTAAAGTCTTGAGTTGTGTAGCATCGGGAGAAATAAACTCAGGCTTGTTAGAGCTATCTGCAGGGTATCCTATACCCTTTGTTGTGCTATATTCTAAACCACTATTAGGGAATGAAGGATAAGTAAATATTGAAAATGCTTGGTTATCTGAAATATCTGTGATGATTGAGCTTAGATTGAAAAGTCTATTTTGCATCCTAGCAACACCATATAGTGAGGGCATAGGGATAATATCATCGCTTTCATCTTCTACCAATCGAACCACAGGAAGCATACCTATTGTATTAGGTGCTAATTCTTGCCTATTCTCTCCATCTACGATATACCAAGAATCTAGGTTTACACCTACAATAATCTGCTCACCATTAGCATCATTAGACGTGTTTGGACTCGTAGGGAATCCACTTGTTGAATCACTTGCATAACCAAATTTATCATAAATCTCTGATCCATTTTGTTGATACCACTCTAATGAGATTAAATTACCAAATGAATCTGTTTCATATTGATAAACTACATCGGGGGTCACAATAAAAGCATAGGGAACGCCTTCACGTTTATCTATAACATCTTCAATAGAAGAATCAATATCAATATCATTATTCATTACTAGGAAGGAAGCACCTAAGTTTTTACAATCACCTGCTGACCTCTCCATCAATTTTTGTAATGAGTTGCCTTTGCCATCTGCATTATTTAAAAAGGACTCATAAAGATCTAGATAGCTTTGTGGGGTATCTTCTTTTATCACCCTTTTAGCTTTATTCTTAAATATCGGCTTATAGTGAGCATTTAAAATAGCTTGATATTGATTGTTATAAGCTGATTTTGACCTTCTTATATCGTAGTCGTTTTGATCTTCTCTTTTGTGTGGTATTAAATATTTTCCGTTTTGGTACGCACCACCACCATACCTAGAGTCTAGTAAGAATCTGTACTTATTACGCTCTAGGCTTGCATTTACCCAGTTATCAGTTTGATATGGGTGAATGTTGTAATTAGCATTTTTATCGTTTTCTGCCATATTAAAAAACCTTTGCAAAGTTATGTATTAAATATAGCATTTTGTAAAGTGATTAAGCAATTAGAAGAAATTGGC